CAAGAGGCATGTCACCGTACTGCTTTAAGGTTCCCTTTGCACCAAACCTTGCTATGGTGCCAGCACCTCTTGCGTTGTAAGCATCGGCGGCTTCACGCAAAGTAATCTGGGTTGGGTCTTTTGCCACGTTTGCTGCTTTGGGTGCTTTTGCTGTTGTTATGTTTTTAGATGCAGATGCACCCGTTTCCTGCATCTCCATAATCTTGCCAAACTTTTCTTCGTAAGCATCGAAGCTGGCTACGTCGAATAATTCCGGAGACTCTGTAGTCAGTGCCCTTGCAATCCCAAAGTAGGCGTTCTCATCCGCTAGAGGAAAAGCATTCGGAAACAGTTTCATAAAAGCGATAGTTTGTTCGGCAGTAAATTTTTTTGGGACTGGCACTGATTTGCCAGATTTGCCTCCCAAAACTTCAGGATTTACAGTTTTATATTTTTGTAGTTCCTTTAGTTCTACCCGCAGAGTATCCATTAAAATATCTACAGCAGACTTGTTTTTGTTTATGTCTGTCGGTTCTGCCATAGGTTAGTATCCGAATACTTCGTCTTGAACTTGGTGGACGTGGTTCTTGATTGCACCCAGTTGTTGGTGTATGGAAGCGTAGCCACTCATGCGTGTCATCATTCCGTAGCGCAGCGCATCGTATGCGTGATCCTCTGCCTTTGTATCTACGTCTTCGCTGTTTGTTTTGGAGAGCGGTATGCCAGCAATCTGTTTGACTATGTTGCTGCACGTAGAAAAGAAGCGGATGCGTGGTTCCTCTGTGTACGGATTGTCAGCTAGGCGGCGGTGTATTTCCATTTTGCCTTGAATGCGGTTGCGGTCTGCTGGTGTCCAGCGAACACCCTGTCGCATCATTACCTCTGCAATTGAAGGTCCAAAACCTGTCTTGTTCCAGCAAGACGAGTCAAGGACCGTGTAGTGTGGTAATGGGTCTAGTTGTTCTGCTTCTAGTATTCTATCAGCTAATTGCTCTGCTGTCAAGTGTTTTTCGTATAATTCTCTATATATCCAGATGTTGTTGTCCCAGTCGATTGCACCCCACAAGACACACGACGGTGCAGCGTACCCGTAGTCAGCCATTCGTATGCGAGGCCAGTTGGTTGGCATTTCGTACGGCTCGACCACATGCTTGGTTCGTGAGAACTCAGGAAAGGCTGCTCCCTCTGCTACATCCCAATCCCCTTCAAGAAGTCTTTTGCGTTCGACTTCGGGAAGTGATCTTAGCATGGACTCGTACTGTCCGTCTGCCATAAGGTGCGGATTGTCTGTCAGCCGTGCAGGAACGAACTTGCGATAGAACAGAGGCTGTCCTGCCTTTTCGTGGTTGTGAGGCCAAACGAACGGCTTGCCCGTGTCTAGGTCAAAAGCAGGGTAAGCTTTGTTTTCTGGTGTTCCATCGATGTACATCTTTTTGACCCACCAGCCACCCACACCTCCGGGGTTGGCTGTGCAGCGCATGTACAGGTGTTGCTGAAGTTCAGGATCAGTAGAACGAAGCCTAGAACGCAAATAGTCCCACACGTACGGTGTAGGATACTGTGTGATTTCATCTATACCTATCCAGTTAAACGCTTGTCCTTGAAAGCGTGTTACGTCTTTATCTTTGTCAAGGTAGGTGAACCAGATGGTTGCACCGGATGGAAACACCCACGTAGACTTTGACTCACGAAACTTTGCACCGGGAAACGCCTTTGTGTATAGCTGACGTGACTTGTCGATTAGTTCGGTTAGTTCGTCGAGAGTACGTCTAAGCAGTAGGCCGCGATGGTTAGGGTTGTGGCAATAGCGAAGAGGATCGGCAAGAAGGGCAAACGACTTACCGCCGCCCGCAGCCCCTCCGTATAACACGTCACGTTCACCAGCGGAAAGGAACTCTTCTTGGGGACCGGGGTTCGGCTGGAATACAACTTCGCTATCTTCAACGAGGTCGGCAACCGCAGCAGGTAAATCAGTAAGATCACCTTTGTCGATAACTGTTGTCTCTTTTCCAACAAGGGCTTTCTCTACTTTGCCTATATCGTTTTCTAGTCTGCGGGCGTAACGTCGTTTGTCTTCTGCTGCCTTTGTTGTTTTTTTAGCACGACGCTTGGCTGCGTTTAGTTTCTTTTGGACAGCACGACGCGCACGTTCCTTTACAGACAGGTTGTACGTGGCTTTGGGTGCGTCGGGGTCCTTTTTTGGGCGTCCTGCCACTAAGACTTCTCCGCGCTAGACGCCGCGCTACGACCACGAGAAGCTTTGCCACCCATTGACATTCTATTTGTGCTGTATCTTTCTTTGATAGGCATCTTCATCAATTCTTTGTGGCGATCAAACTCTTCGTTTGTTAGTTCTTTTATATTTTCAATAGCCAATCTTAGTATTTCACGATCACTCCGCATCGATCACGACCTCTTTCTTTGGTGGCAACAGGACTACGCCGTGTACTGCCGTTACATTGTGGTTGATTTGTTCTGCTTGTTTGACGCCAACACGGTTCAACAGGCTCTCAGCGGCCTTTAGACGTAGATCGTCACCTCGTTCGGGGGCGGGGTTGTCGATTGTGTCTACTAATCGGTTGGCTGCTTTGAGTGCGTTCATAGACAGTACGTCTTTTGTGCGGTCTACTATCTCATCAGCTAGATGTCTTCGTAACCACGCGGCACTACCCTTTGCGTATCCTGCGTCTACGGCTGCTGCAGTGACTTGACCACCGTTTTCAAACAGTATGTCTAGGAATTGTACCTGTTGTGGGGTCAATTCACGCTTTTTGACTTGGGTTTGGGGTAGCAAGTTCACGTGTTCGTTCCTTTTTCGACGGTTAACTCACACTGTGTAGCTTTTACAAACATGTTTGGAGCTATTTCTTTTACTTCGCCTATCATTACACCTATTCGTGTAGTGCATTCAGCCTTTGTAGCGTACGGCCCCCACGAATCTTCGGCTATTATACATGAATTAGGCATGTATACGTTGCATATCAGAAGCATTGCGGTGAACATAGGGTTATCTTTCGGTTAAATGGGGGTAGGTAGAGCGTGTGTAGCCACAATCTCACTCTTTTTGTGCAAATGTGCTGTTGAAATTGGGGAGATGTGCTAATTACAAACTCAACCTACGACCCTATTATGACTATGTTTTACCTAAATGTCAACTAAAAAAAAATAACGCTTGACAAATTGAACATTCGTAGGTATACTGGGGTATAACCCGCCGGGATATAACCCCCCGCAGCACACATGCCGGGAGTACCCCAATGGGTTACCCCAAAGCACTGTTTTTTACCTATCCCGATAACCTCCCAAATACAAAATCGATGGCGACATTGCTAGCATATGCCGGGGGGGGCGGGTGTCCCTTGCGTGCGCCCGCGCACAGCCAAATTTTTTCCCTTTTTGGCACCTTGCCAAGGTCGCCCCACCGCCTGACAACCCCGCCACATATCCCCGCCACATATAACTATAGATATATAGCCCGCACGCCCGCCCGCGTATGATGATTTGTCATGCTGATTATTATCTGGGATGGCCTGTTGAGGTTATTAATCATAGACAAACCCGAACACAAGCCACGCCAGATTATCCCGCCAATACAGAGCTGTTGGGTATTAACTGGCACTTGGGCAAAAAAGAACCCCGCCAGCTATTGCGACGGGGCTAAGTAGGGAGGGTAAACAGTGATCTATTTATTCAGATGATACCTTATAGCCTACTGCCGGATTAGCTTTTTTGTATGAATCATGCTCGCCCGCATTGCCTACCATCTGGGCAATCTTTTGGCCTGAGTCCAAAAAGATATTAACTTCAAACGCCGCACCATCCTGATTGGTGCCATAAAGCTTGAACACATCAAAGCCCTTATGCTTAGTGCGTTTGGCTGTAACAACAGCATTACCTACTTTTTTAGAATTATAGGTATTTGTTTCATGTGCGAATATTTCGACTTGCATTAGATAAACCCTACTCTATCGGTTGTTGATATGGACGGGCAAACCTGCCCGCCCCATTGTTAGATCACAAAACAGACTAAGCCGCAACCCTGTATATTCTGTGGTAGCCATTACGACGAGTTCCAGTGTTGCGGGTCTGGATGTTATAGCCATTCTTTTTGATGATATGGATATAGGCATAAACAGTTTGTTTTTTCAGATTCAGATTACCGGCAATGGTCGGAACCGCCACAAAACCCCGTTCAAGATATCCAAGAACCTTAACCGCGTTTTTATTCATATAATACTTGTTAGTAGTCTTTTTGACTGGCTGGACGGTCAATGGTTCCCCGTGCATCCCAGTGGCAACACCCATAGCAATAGGCTGGCGCACTGTTTTTGCATGGTCACCATTTACAAGGCTAATTATTCTTTTGCGTTCATCTGCCCTAATAACCTTTTCAAAGTCGTCAGACATTTCAGCAAAACGGGCAATCAATTCTTTTGGTAAATACTTAGACATGTTGTTAGTTCTTTCCGCCCTATCGGGCATTAGGATATTTTAAGAAATGCGGCAATTAATAAGCACAAAAATATCAGCACCGCAGACCGATAAACAAACAAGACTATTTCAAGCATTAAGCCGCCAAACCTTCCAAATACTTCCAAGACGGAGATTCAGTAACATTACGCACATGTTCGCCCCTGACTCGCTGGGTCACTTCCATACGCTGGGTTTTACGGCCTGTGGCTCGTTCTATACCATCGTCACCCGTCCACCGTTCGTTGGTATGTGTTGACCAGTGAGTGAGTGCATTATATGCCGCCCAAAACGTCTGACCAAGTTCTGGTATTTCTTCCTCAAAACGGTAAAGCAAATAATTCATCAGCTTTTCATTGACTGGATTACCTTGCTCTGCACGGGTTGCCGCCGTGTTTTTATAACAGACCGTTTCGGCTAATATCTGCCCGAATTGTTCACGTGTTAGTTTGGCCTTTGTCCACTTTTTCATAAGTTCCCGCTGGCTTGTCCACATATCCAGACTGTTCCCTGCTTTGCTTATCATGGCATCTGGGGACAAATTAGCGGTATGTTTTGCCCGTTGGTGGTATGATTTCTGACCACCAAATACAAGCGTATTGCGGCACAAGTCACGATAGGCACCGCTAAAGACTTGGAAAGCCCAAGACATATCTATTGAATTAAATATATCCATGCGACACCGTACCAAGTCAGAACCGTCACCAATACCGCTTTCCAGATCGTTAAAAAATACCGTCCGATGTGCGCGGACGCCATCATCAAATAGCCTGTCAACAACGTCAATATTATTTAGTGGCAGTTCGCCGCCATCCATCAATTCAGCATGGCGATTAAACAGCCTATCATGGCTGACCAGATTGTAAGTTTTTGATACTGGCCTAGTGTCCAAAACAGCACCCGTTTTTGTATTCATTAACGCATCAAAGTGCTTTATTCGTATTGGCTCAACTATAACTGGCTCTTCCTTAAATGGCACCAATGCCTCAAGTGGCACCCGTGACACCCCGCCAAAATCACTAAATAATGACG